CGGGGGTCGGTTGCTTTGGTCGCGTCTTCGGCAGGCCGGGACGCCGCTTGCCTGGCTGCTTTTGCCCCGGTGTCGAAGTTGGTTATCTCATTGCCGACAGCATCCAGCCCAGTGCGGACTTTTGTTGCCACTTCGACCAGCCGGTTCTGAGCACTCACCAAATCGGTAGTCTCTATGCCGTAGCCTTTCAGTGCTTCGGTGACTTTCGCTATGCTCGCTGCTTTGCGTTCGAGGGCCTTGTTCGTATCGGCTGCTGCGGCTTGCTGAATCCGGGCTGTCTTCTCCTGCTCAGCCAGAACCCCCCGCAGTTCCTTCTCTTTTGCAATCTGGTCTGCCAGCTTCTTCTTTCTGGATACCTGCACAGCCTGCAATTCTTCCAGCGTTTTCTTTTGCTGCGCGAGTGCCGCGTTTGCCGCAACCACAACGGCCTTCTGGTTCACGACGGCTTGCTTGTCAGCCTCAGTAGCCGCCGTGTTTTCCTTCAGCGCGGCCTGCATTTCGCGCAAGACTCGTGTCTGTTCCGCTGCCTCGTTCTTCAGTGTCTTACGGCTTGCTGACAACCGGTTTATCGCCGCAGCTTCCTCCGTAAGTCTTTCTACTATGGCGGTGGACGCGGCGACTTCGGCTTTCTGATTATCGAGGTTGGTCTGTGCTGCGGCTTTTGCAGCGTTGAGCTTTTCCAGTTCAAGCCGCTGGTCTTCCAGCTTCTTTGCCAGTTGCTCAGACGCTTGCGTTTCGGCTTTGTACTTGTCGAGTTGCCCCTGCTGATCCAGCAAGGACTTACGGACAGCCTCCAGTTTGCTGAGTTCGGCCCGTAGGTCTCCCATGCTTTTCTGAGCATCCGATGACGAATCGGCCAGCTTGTCCTGAGACTTGACGAGATTGTTGATGACCTCTTCGACCTGCCCAAGCGTCTTGGTGAGGTCGTCTTTTGCGGTCAGTATTAACTTGACTTCGCTATCCGCTGCCATCGTCGTTCAGTCTCTCAATAGTTACCCGGAATGTTTTGGACCCGTCTTTGTCCAGCAACGAGGACACTGCACTTTGGACGAGAACCGCTTGTGTCGCGTGGGCACGGTTCTGTCGGTCTGTCGCTATCTCCACTTCCTCCCACAGCGAACTCAGTGGGTACCGGTGGGCTTCCGCATGACCTTCAGACAGCAAGAAAGAAACGTCTTTCCGAAGGTCGTAATACCAGCGTTGCGCTAGGCTTGTGCGGTCGCTTCGGACAGCGTTTTGAGCGCCGGGGCTGCCATCTGCAACAGGCCGCTGATGTTGCTTGCGAACTTTCCCAGGGCTTCAGGTTCCGCGAACGTCAAACCGACTACCGCCATGAGCAATTCCAGTTGTGCCGGTCCCGGAATCTTCAGCACCGCTTCGTACTCTCCCGGTTCGTCGGCTGCTGCGGCAATGATCTTTGCCAGCAGCACTTCCGCTTTCTCGGAAAGGTACTGAATAGCAATCTTCAGAACGGCCTCCTGGCCTCTCTCCGTGTCGGAAATCGCCACCAACAACTCGTTGAATTCTCGGGCATGAGCTACAAACAATTTCGTTAGGTCAGCAAACGAGAGGCCGCGAACTGCGACCTCCTGTCCTGCCACTTTCACGACCCGTTTTTCGATCTTCAGGTCTGCAAGAGACATACCTTATTCCTTATGCGTAAACCGGACGACCGGTGATGTAGCACGCTTCGGTAGCGTCGTTTTTCTTCAGGATCTCCACGTTGAACGGGATGGTCTGCCAGTCGTCGCCTTTCAGGGCGAAGTCGCCGTTCGGGGTGATCTTGACATCCGGCCAGAAGAACGAGAAGTTGTCGCCTTCAGGGTTATCAGAGATATACCGCAGTGCGCCTTCGATGGTGCCTTCAGACGCGGTAATGATCCGGCTGAACGTAGCCGCCCGAATGTCGTAATCGACTTCGACGTTGGCCGCGTTGGCGATTGTTCCGGCTTCCAGGATTTCCAGGTGTCCAGTGTCCAGGTTGATCACGTAGTCGGTACCTGCCGTATAGACGGGAGTCCCGGAAGGACCAGACACTACGACGTTGGTCAGACCGCCCAACCCTTGCGGACGGTTGGTCGTCTTACCGATCTGGTAGAAGTAGCCCTTCTTGACAGCGGTAAACGTCTCGGTCTGTGTAGTCAGGAGGGTCTGCGTCACGGAGCTTTCAGCACCCAGGAAGAACAGCGCCAGGTTTTCAGGGCTGATGTTGTCCGTGATGAAGGTAGCAGAACGGTTAAGTTCGAGCTGAACAGACTTGTCCTTGACCTTCACGCCCGCGTCGGCTGAGTAGTGATCCAGGTTAGAGGATTCAGAAGTCAAACTGACTTCAGTGGTGTTTCCGAAATATCTTTCCCCTGTACCGACCTGCGTACCTGTCGTGAACTTGTCAAAGTACAACCGACCGCGACCGAGGGTTTGGTTATTCGTTACTGGCATTTCAAATCTCCTGATTTTACATACAACATTTGGTTGTTTTTGCGAACTCTTACGGGTCGCGCAAGTCTTCCGCTACGCCCACTTCCAGCCGAAGCCAGCAGTACGCAGTAGGAGAAATTTCGCCCGGTGGGGCGCACACGCCGGGTTCCATCCGGAACGACGCGGCCAGCCCACCGAGGCTGTATTCAGAACTCTTCGGGTCGAAGTTTGCAGACAGACATTTCTTTATGTCCGCAAGCAAATCGTGAGCCGGGTCCGTTGGGTTTTCAAAGTCGTCCCTGATAAAGCCCTGGATAAACAACAGCCACATATCCTTCTGTCGCACACTGTTATCTGCCCTGAACGGCTCCATGTCGGACTTCGGGCTTTCCAGAATCGTGATGCACGGCAACGGTTCATCCCTGCCTATTACCGCCACACCACGACGCACTGAGCGAACTTCTGTGCGGTACCCGTTGGCGTGGGTGATCGCGGACAGTTGTTCGGATAACTTCTTGAGGATTCGCAATCGCTTACTGTCAGACATTGCTTAACCTCTTGAATTGTCGAGAGAACTCACTCGCCATCATGGTAGGAATTCTCCCCGACTTGACGATACCTAATCGGACTTCACCGAACACCTGATCGACGGAAGGACCATAGACAAGGTACAAGTTCCGGTGCTTTCCAAAGGGTTTGGCCTGGTACCCGGTACCCCGGATTCGTTCGCCTTCCTTCAGCCGCACCACCAGGCCGATGTTCCCGGACTCCAAATCGCCTCGCTTGAGGTTGATTAGAAATCCCGGAGTTGTCGCCCGGTCCGCCCCCGTGACGGAAATACCCGTCTTGATACGACCCTTCACGTTGATCCGCACCGGGTTGTTGCTTCCGCGTCTGCCGGTATTCTTGTCCGTTGCAAACCGGGCAAGAGAAGTCGGACGTTTACGTGCAGTAATCTCTGCCCGTAGATTCTCGTTGACCGACTTCTGGACCTTCAAACGCTGGTTGTCCTCACCGGACAAGTAGCTGGCCCCGAAGTTGATCTGTCGCAGGATCTCGTCTGCCGACATTTTCCTTGCGGCCACTGCTGTTTTGTTCAGTGCAAACCGGCCAGCCTGCATGGCGATGTCGGGCATTTCGGCAAACCGTCTGGCGAACTCTTCCAGTCCGGATATGTTGATCTGCAAGTCGTAGCGGTTAGACATCCAGCTTCGCCTCCCAAAACCGAACACCGGCCTGGTTCACTTCGGTTTCGAATACCGTCACGTAAACCTCGCCAGTCGGCATCGTCACCCGGCCACCCTTGACCACTTGGATTGAAGGATCAAGAAACGCCAGTCTCACTCCTTCATCGAAATGTTCAACGTACCCAATACTATCCGCATCGCCTTGTCTGAAGACCTTCGTGTGCACGCGGACTTTCGTCAGCGTCCAGTGTTGGGAATTCGGGCCGACGTACTCCGCAAGCAGGCCAAAGGTGTCTTGCACCGTCGTCTGCATTTGTCGTTTAACATCAGCCCAACCCATAATCAATCCAAACCTAAATCAAGTGCTTCAGGCTTCTTGCCTTTGCCTTTTTTCTTCGGCTCCACATCGACCACTTCCGGCTCCGCGTCTACCGCAATAGCCAGGCCAGCCTCTATCAGTTCGACCGATTGCGTTTCAGTAACATCGTGAATCCCTGGTTCGAGGTAAACCGTCTTACCGACCAGCATTTCAACGGCCTTTCGTTCCTTCCGGCAATACTGCATCTTCTTTTCAGGGACGCTGATACCAACCGTTTTAAGTACCTGTACCTTCATCACGACCTCTTCGTTTGAGTTAAAGCGGGTGTATTCCAACCCGCTTCAGTTGTTACGCGATTACAGCAGCAGACAGGGTGCCGTTGATCCTGCGAGGAACCATCAGCGGGGCTGATTGTGTCATCAGGTAGGTAACGGACGGGTCCATCTGTTTCCACATTTTCGGGAACATTTCGAGCGTCTGGAACGAAGCGTCACTATCCATGATCGCACCAAAACAACGAACACCTTTGATCGCTTCAGCCGGGGCTGTACCGATAACGGTTTTGGAGTCCAGGAACTCGGTGCTTACGCCAGCGTCACTGGTGTACACGTCGTAGTAGGTCCAGATTTCAAACTGGCCGATACGCAGACGGGGCTGAGCCACTTCCGCACCGTTTACCGGGGCGATAGTGCCGCTGATGTCCACAGCTCGTCGCTGTTCGATATACGCCTGGACAGAAGCGTTGCTGATGAAAGCATCCCAGGCATCCAGGCCCATCGTGAAGCGGACAATCGGATAGCCGGTAGACACCTGAACCAGACGTGACCAGGTTTCCAGGTCGGCCAGCGGGGTACCCGTTGATGCGCTCCATAAAGCAGCACCGGACAGTGTGATCGTTTGACCTGCCGCGCGTCCGAATGTGAGGTTCTGGGTCTCGTAGGCTTCACCAGAAACAGTCACGCCACCAGTGATGATAGCCTGTGCGGCCATCCACTCACGTCTGCGCATGTGCATCTTGTTGTGGTCGCTGATGATACCAGCCACAGCGGCGTCGTAACGCTGTTGCAGGGACATGGAACCGGTCAGTTGCTCACCGGCACGACGCAGTTGGATCTTGTTAGGATCGACAACGGCCTTCGGCTTCAGGTAAGCAGGCGTAAACACTTTCGTGCTGTAGCCGCGTTGTGACATCACTTTACCTTCGACCATCGGACTCACGAAAGGAGCCATGCGCCTGTCTTCGTCGATCAGGTCAAACAGGATTTCCTGTTTATCCGAGGTGTAAGTATCGGGGAAGCACAGATCAAGCCAGTACGAACTGATCGGCTCCATTTTTCCAATGACTTCGAGCAAGTCAGAAGTTGAGTATAAATCCATCGTAGTTTCCTCTTAGCCGATGTTCTTGATTGAGATGGACGTACCATCGAATGCTTTTGCTTTCAGCACTGCGGTTGTATACCCAGCGTGCCAAACAAGCGCGGCGGGGTTGAAGCACCCCGAAATGTAGATGTTGCCGACAGCATCGGCTGAAGCAGAGGCCGCCGACTCTACCGCGATACCCACTGGTACCTGTGAACCGTCGTTTGCCGCAGGATCGCTAAGTACGAACTTGCCAGAAGCCGCAACGCGACCAACGACAGCATACTTGGCGATAGCCGCACCGGTAAGGAAGACTACAGGGAGAGTCGTAACAGCGGCGGAACCGGCGAACAACTCAGGATTTGACGTGGAGCCAGCAGCTCCAAATGATGCTTTGTATTCAGACATTTCTCATATCTCCAAAAATTACTTTCGACCGGTTACAACTTTGAAGTTACGGATGATTCTGTCCGAAACACTCAATTCTTTTTCCCCTGAACCCACTTCGCCACCGCCGACATTCGGGTGTTCGATGGAGTCCATCACCTTAACGAAATCATTAGCCTGTTTGGCTTCTGCTTTCGGGGCTTTGCTCAGCAACGCGACAACGGCGTCTGCGGCCATATCGGTTTCATAAGCCAGGTGTTCTGCCAACTCAGTCCGTCCTGCGGCTTCTGCCGAAGTGAGGATCGTCTTGATACGGGCCTTTTGATCTACTGCCGGTGCTGCGGCAACAACGGGAGCCGCAACTTCTGCTGCTACTACTGGTGCGGCTTCAACTGGTGCGGCAACTTCTGCTGCCACGACGGGGGTTGCTGTGACCTCTGCCCCTTCAGAGGTATGTTTAGTGCTCATACCTGTTTTCCTAAATGAAGGGCTGGAAAGCCCGCTGATAAATGACGCCATCGCCTCGCTGGGAGTCTGGATAGCGTCGATTAAACCCCTAGCCAGTGCCTCTTCCGAGTCGTACATTGCCGCCTCAGTATCTCGCACGCCTTGGGCATCAATTCCCCGGTTGTTTGCAACCACGGAAACGAAGTTGTCGTAAATTCTTTCTACCGAAGCCAGCATGGATGACTTAACGGATTTCGGTAGTGACTGGTATGGGTTGCCGTCCACCTTATGCTTGCCCGCATAAATGAACGTGACCTCGATACCTTCCTTCTCTAAGTTCTTTTCGAAGCTAACGTGGGTAGAAACCACACCGATACTTCCAATGGCGGCGGACGGCATGGCGACTATCCGGTCTGCGGCTGTTGCCAGCGAGTACCCGCCTGATGCTGCCATGCTGTTCACAATCGCCATCGTCGGCTTCTTGCGGCCTCGGGTTTCAGCAATCTCTGCGGCCAGCTCGAAGTTCCCTGCGGCCTGGCCGCCCGGAGAGTTCACGTCGAAAACTATCCCTTTAACTTCTGGTCGGTCCATCGCTGCGTTGAACGCTGAGCGTATGTAGTCATAGCCTGTCGCAAATCCGTAGGACCAGGACATGCGGTTCATCAGAACACCGAGAATCGGGATTACCGCAATACCGGTTTCCGGCTGGAAGTAAAACCCGTCGTCGTCTGCCATGTAAGACACTGAAGCCAATTCGATACACGCCGGTTCTTCAGCGCCTTCGAACATATCGCGCAGGGCGATGTCGCTGATTGCGCCTATCTGATTCGGGTCGATAAGTACCGGCCTACCGCTGGCGAAACTACTCAGAAACTTCATCGTCGCCCTCGTCTGCTTTCTGGTCTGTCTGTTGCGCAGCGGCCTCTGCCTGCTGTGCAGCTATGGCGGCTGCCCCGAAGGTAAGCCCCATAGCCTTCATCATCTTCTGCTCCCTGGACCGCTGAGCAAATACTTCGCGGAAATCCAGACCAAGTTGAGCGCATTCCTTTTCCCAGGTGGACAAGCCACCGTCGATCCGCATCAGGGCGGCTTCGGTTTCCTTCTTCTCGTCAATCTGGCCCCGAGACGCACCGATCCAAGTACACTTGCCGTAGGCTTCAGCATTCATGCCGTCCCAGAAGTTCGGTGCGTTTGGCGGCATGGGGGCTTCCCCTCGTGCCATTTCCTCTTCCAGCCACAGCATATAGATAGCAGAGGCGAACCGGTCGGCCACTTGCGATTTCTTCGCGTTCATGTGCTTCCAGGTTTCTGCCATACTTGCCCGAGCACTGGAATAGTTCGTCTTCGTGTAGTCGCGGCTGAATTGCTCATACGACAGACCCAACGACGCAGCAATGTGGCGAAGCAGGGACTCTTCGAAGTTCGAACCGACACCGCCAGGGCTTGCCGCGTTCTGCATCTTGAGCTTGGTGCCAGGAAACAGGTGCGGGATTTTGGCCCCATCAATCTGAAGGTTCTTGGCCGCACCCGCGTAAGTGACTATCTGGCCCAGGTAGTTGTTTATGAAAGCGTCGGTGTTGGACGTGCCAGCACCCATCATTTCGTAAACAGCCTCAGACGGAAGTTCGGACTCAATCGTTGCGGCATACGTCGCGTTGATGACGGCGTTTTGCAGAACGATGTCTTGATACTTTTTCGTCATCTTCATTTGCTTGAGCACGGATACCATCGCACTCACGCCGCGAGACTGGTCAATCCGCAGCGGCTCGTAAATGTGAATGACCTGCCGACGACCCCAGGTAGTGAAGGCGGGTACCCGCCTGAACTCGTAACGCTGTGCGTCGAACCACTCGGACGGGTGGGCCTTCCGGATGTGGTAGGCTATTGGTGCGCCGAAGGTGTCTTTCTCGATACCGCGTTTGATCTTCTTGTCGTCGGCCATGCCGTCCGGATTACTCAGACGGTCGGGGTCTACGAGCTGGATCATGGTCTGGTAGGGGCGCATGTTCTTACGCGCCCACTCCGCAGTAGCCAGGATCTCGCCGGTGTAAACATACGTGGCAATCGCCAACCGGACTATCCCGGTGAACGTCAATACGCGACTGGCGTCAACGTAGTTGCGTGAGCTTTCAGCCCACAACGAGAACTTGCTTTCAACGTAGCTTTGGAATTCGTCTGCCCACTCTTCGGTCAAGCCCAGCATCTTGTAATCAGGCGCGGAGTTAAGCCTGAACTGCCCACCGACGATAGAGTCCTGCCACATGGAGGTAGCGCCGGAAGCGTAACCATCGTTGCGGACCATATCGCGGGATCGGGAATCCAGAACCGGCTTGTCGGAATTGATTTCCTTGTCGGCTGAAACGCTGGGGGGTGTCCACGACGCCATTTCGTAAGCGAACTTACTGGCCCCTTCGTGCGCACCACCTAGAATTGCTGCTTGGTTGACTGCTACAGACATCAGAAGAACACCCGCATTGGGCCTGTCGTTGCATACCCAAGTTCACGTTGAAGTTCTGCGATATACTTTTTCAGCAGGACGGCGTTGGTGGCTGTGTACTCTACTCGCTCCCCGTTTTGATCGACTACGACACGCGGCATGGTACCCAGGATTAACTGTTGGTACGCCGATTTAGCCAGATCAAGGTCTTGCTGAGTTGCCACTTATGCTAAAGCCTCTGCCAATTTAGCTAAATCATAAACCCTTTTTGGTTGCGAATCAAACTTTTGGTTGTTTTCGATTGTGCCGAAAACCAAGTCGTTCTCGTCCCAGGGTTTCGCCCAGGAATCAGGCTTGTCCCAATCCATTTTTTCACAGCTCAAATGAAGCCACAACGCCTCTGCGTAGACCATCAAATCCCACGCCTCGTTCCTTGCCCCTCGTGGGTTTTCCCAGCCTTTCGGTGTGCGGATCTCTGCCGTCAACTCCTGAAAGAAATGGTCGGGTAGCCATGACGGGAAGGACACCCGGCCACCCGACATATCACGCCGGTCAAGCGTGTTGTTCAGGTGATCCTTGATGATGTTGGTGTTAATCATGACGATGGGAATTTCACCCCTGGCCCCTGCCGATCTGTCCTTGCGCTGGCTGTCCGGGTAAGACACACGAACGCGGGGCGCTCCGGGTGACGAGTCGCCCTTCAACAATCTGAACCGGTGATGCCTGCCCAGGCTTCGCAGCTTGCGCCAATACTCATAGGCTTTCTGCGTCACACCGTCACGACCGCCCGAGTCGCAGCCAGTCAACTTAATTGACATGCGCCTGCCGGAATTATCGTCCAGCGGGTAGGTTTTATCCATAACCTGTTCTTCGATCAAGTCCCAGTCTTCCAGGTGGGTACCCGGCTTGACCCACAGCGTATCGCCGTCCTCGTCCTTGCGCTTGGACTTCCGGATGTCGAATCTGTCCACTATATATTTGTCGCCGTTGACGCCGAAACCCTGGACCTGCACGACCCACATATTTTTCTGCACGTCCACCGTGGCAATCAGGAAGCGGGTACCTTCGGGGACCGTTTGTTCCGGCCAGTCTTCTGCGCGGGACTTCAGTTCCTCCGGGGTTCGCAGGGATTCCATGCTGCGCGGGAAGTAGACCTCGCCCTGGTCGGTGTTGATGGTGGACTTCAGCGCCTCTTCCGAACCGGTACGCTCGTACTCACGTTCCGCGTTGATGAAGTTGACAACTAAGTTCTTCCAACTGGCGAACGCCGCAGCAACACCCTTCATCCAGAACGACGCCATTGAACTGCGTTGGCCCTTACCGACTTTCGTTCCGTCGCTGCGGACGTGTTCGCCTTCCCGGATCCACTGCCCCGCTGCGTTCATCTTCGACTTGTGGTCTGGTGATATGAGTTCCTGGCAATTCGGACAGCGCATCTTTGCCTGGTCGCCCGCCTCTTCAACGTCCAGCGTCTCGGGCCATTCCAGCATCGAGAACTCGCCTTCAAAGTATTCTTTGCAATGTGGACAAGGCCACACCCACCGCCGCTTATCGCCACGGTTGTACAGCGCCAGGATTCCTTCGCATGGTGGGGCCTCGTGTGGGGTTGACCGCAACCACTTGGGGTCTATGATAGAATGCCCAGGGGATGATTCGGCAAGAGTCATGGCGAATGACCGGTAGGTCGTTGTTCGCTTTTTAGCCAAGTCGAAAGGATTACCCTCGCCGTCGATGTCGCTTGGCATCCGGTCGTAGTCTGTCAAGGCCACGCGGCCCACCGGTCGGCCCGACATTTCGTTAATCGAAGGCCAGGACAACGTAATCATTATTCCGGACTTGTAGTGCTTATCGTAAGCGTTATCGGCATCGCGCCTATCCAGCAGGAGTTCTCCCGCCTTGGGGGTGTGCCGGTGCAGCCTGTCGATACGCCGCTTTGAGAAGTCCCTGGCCGTCGCTTGGGATGTCTGGTAGAGGATCATGTCTGCTGGATCACATATCACGTTGTACGCCGCCCAGTTCAGCAGCAGGGCGTCCGTGTTGTGGGTTGGTATCATCGTCCTGCCAGCCAGGAACAGGTGGTCGTGGGCGTCTACCTGTATGCACACCGTTGGTACCGTTTCGACTTGCTTAACACCAACAACCCAGTGCCGCCTCACCTGGCCTTCTTTCGTGGTTCCGGCCTCTTTGATAGCCGAATTCTTCCGGGTCACGTAACAACTGAAAGTTGTTTTATCAGGCAAAAAAAGGACTTCGCTTGCCAGTTTTCCTTCCCTTACCTCGCCTTTGTACCTGAACTTCGGTATGCGGGTTCTCGTCTTGTACTTGAACCCCAAGGACGCCAGAAGTTGCTGGACACCTACTGTTAGTGAGATACTGGACGACGCGACCGAAACCCGGCCTCTCTTATCTGTGTGTCCGTCGGTGTCTACCAATCCGCGCAACAGCTCCATACGCTGCTCACGGCTTGCCCGAAGGTACTCTCCCGGTATGCGTTTGCAGTTGCGAACTCCCATATCTCGAAGCGTTTTCGACACGCCGTGAGCGAGGTCTACCGCTACTTCTAAGCAGTTCTCTGAATCGTATTTTACCGAATACTGGAACCCTCTTTCGCTTATGCGTTGGAGTATTTCACTGTCTGCGCTGTTGAGGTAGAGAAGCCGCCCACTGGACTTCCCGTCACCCAACCACACACCGAAGAAATATGGGTCAAGCGGTAGGTCCTTGTGCTCACCGGAAAGTGCCTCTGCCGTGCGTATGGCGTAGCGCGAACGCCAGCCCTTTCGAGACGACGACGGCGCTTCGAAGTTCTCCATCAGCTCGGGAGTAGTGAGCACCCGAGAACCTGGCCGATTGATGTCCTCCACCAACCACTTGTGGTAGTCGTCGGTGACGATCTTGTCACCGTTGTCGAACGCCACTTCATAGCATGGCCGATGGTGTACTCCCGACACGAACACAACAGTAGTCGGTTTGCCATCAGCCCCGTACACCTGATCCCCGACAGACAAAGCCCCCATAGCCGTCCATCCGGAAGGCGTGATTATCGGGGTGTCCAGGGCCAGCCCTTTTCCGCATTGGGCAGGTCCGACAAAGACACAGGATGTAAAGTCCCGACTGCCCAACGTGTCCATTGGCTCGATCATGTATGGGGTCGTGGCGTTCTTCCACGGTCCCACATATGACCCAGGGTTGTTGAGCTGCCGATACTTTTCCGCAGACTGGCTTACGGTGAGTCGTTCTGATGGCCGCAGCAGTTCCGCGACATCCAGGACGACACTATTCAAATCCGGATAGTAGGTCGTCGCCACCAAAGTTCCTCACGAGTGCTTCATGCAAGTTGTTAAGCAGGGCATCCGACAGCGCGAACAAAACTTCCCGTTGCGGGTTGGTCAATCCGGTCTGTGCTTCGATGGTATCTGAGAACAGCAGGATCTCCTGCCGAAGCGTCTTGAACGTGGCGGCGAAAACGTCCATCACAGCCGACGTGCGCCACAGGTCTTTCGCGTTTTCCTCGTACTTCTGCCGGGAGATTTGCGCCTGCCAGTATTCCTTCTGAAGTTCGACCGGCAAGTCCTTTGGCTTCATCTTTTTAAGGATTTCGGTCACGTCATCCAAACTTATCTCAGGTTTGAACGCAACCGACAGCACTCGTTTGAAGTCGTACATCTGAAAGCCGTTCCGGACTTCCATAGGTTCCACTTCGGAATCCTTGAGAAGTTTCGTGAGTTCGGATTTCGATATACCCAGGAACTTGCAGATGAACGAGACGGGAACCCCGCGTTCGAGTTCAGTCAACAGGTCACTCATACCCATCCTCCAAATCGTAAACGTAGAGGATCAGGTCGAGAGCGTCCTGCCGGTTGAGCGTTATGCCCCCTTCAGGGTTCTTGACCAGGCTTTCCAGCCTCGGGCGTTCCGGTTTTATTGGGGTCGTCGGGCAAGCCTGGCATCCCGTTAAAATGACTGCCGATAGCATCAGCAGGATTTTCAGTTGCGTCGTCATTCCGTTGTTGCCTCTGTCGGGCTTTAAGTGCGCGGTGAACCCGTCCTGCGATTTCCAGGCTTACCGCCAGTATCTTCAGGACGGTGTTTGCTATCACAAATAGCTCGCGTCTATGCTGGTCGTTGCTGATGCTTGGACGACGACCAGGTACCAGCTGCTACCTGCTTTCATGTCCAATATAGCCATACCTGGCCCACTGAACCGGTGCATGGGGGCTGGACGCAAGGCGTCTTGTACCACCATCACGTAAACATCTGCTCCACCGAACACGCCGGAAACCAGTATGTTGTAAGTGGCGTCTTCTGCGGCTACTACCGGAGTGGTTCCGGCACTGTCCGTGGTGCGGCTCGAAAATACTACTGCCATGATTTTATCCTCAGTTAATTGGTGATCGGACTACCGATCTGATGGGCGAACGGACTGGCGAACTAACGACTTTCCTTGCCCCACGATGTGTTACGAAACTCGGCACAAACCACTCTCCGCCGTTATACAACGTCAACGCAGGACCGCCGTTAACCTCATCACCGTCACCAGACAGGTTATATCCCTGTCTTACGTCACCTACGTACATCGGGTTCTCGCCTGCCAGGAGTGCGGTGATGTCGGCTTCAGAGAGGTCGCTGTAGATGTAGAAGTAGTGGACGTATGCACCCATAGTACCGCTAGCTGTTCCAGCTCCATTTCTCCAGCCGTTTAAGTTGATGTTCTGTATTGCACGGTTAAATGGCGTGGTTGGTGTAAATGAGTATGTTGGACTAGCTGAGTCTACCCACACATCGTAACTACCGTTAGCTTTCACGTTTACAATAGCTGTTACCGTGCTCCCTGTTAAATGTGTACTTCCAAAATCCTTACACGCGCTTCCCAATGATGTAGCTCTTGTAGTTCCGTTGTAGGGGTCTATGTAAAATTGTCCATTAGATTCCGGCAGGTAAACTAAAAACGAGGATTTGTCTGTTGATCGCGTGCCTAGTGAAAGCAGAAAGTTGTAGCCGCTATTCAAGGTAATGTCAGTCACTTTGTACTTACACGCAAACCAAAACTCCTCCCCAGGCTTAATCGCCCCCGGATAAACCGTTGTAACGTTGCCTGCTGTGCGGTTGAACCATGTGCCTGCGGTATTGGCTTCGCTGATAGAGACACCGTATATTTCAAGGGTGTCACCCACTACGCCACTTGCTTGTCCTGTGTATATCCTTGTAAGCCCTGAAGTAGCTGTGGCTGTTACCAGTTTTCTAAAAGTGGTTCGTGTTGCCCACGTAATACCATTCCAGTTTTCTTCACCCCATGTGGCTCCATCTATTGTTGCGTTTGCCGTTGCGCCTACTTTGTTACAGTCCACTTCAAGCAAATACACTTTGCCAATAGTCAGCCCCGATGTGGGAATCTCTATTCGGTTACTTACACCAGTCAAGCCGACAACTGTTAACTTGCCGTTAACAAGAGAGGTTGTCGTGTTGATTGATGCGAGAGTCGTTGCCCAATCAGGTACAAGATTTGTCCCAAGACCTGTCAAACTATCAAGCATAACAGGCGATGACGTGTGATACGCCTCATCCATCGGATAAAAGCGGCTGTTTGCAGGTGTGCCAAGGTCGGTTAGGCGGAGGTTGAATATAGATGCCGTTGTGTAATTAGTGGTGTCGTATTTCGCAAGGGCCGTGCCAACTGCTATATTAACTGCTGCTCTTATCGTAATGCGATGAACGTCCCCGTCTGTCGGTATGGCAACAGTGTCATGTGTAATAGTGATTCCATCTAATTTTACTGTACCCGCACCAACTACACTATTAACCAACCACCGCAATTTTCCGCTTGTCGTGTACAATGTTGTCCTGTTGATTGCGGCGCTATCCGTGTCAATAATGTTGGTTATCGCCGTTAACAACGTGGTCGGAAACACCACATCGAATTCAATCTCCCAATTCGTAGCAGTCCACGTTGGGATAGTGCCATACAGGTTTGTCCCATTACCCTTTGTAGCCAGTCTCGTAGCCCCAATCGGAGCCTGTGCGTACTGCGTAGCGTCTAGGGACAGGTAGCTGTCGATTACTTCGAGTGTGGTACTCATACGAGTGTCAAACCAACAGAGTACGGAGACACCACCCTGATCTGTGACTCTGTAATAAACACTGGCCCAGGCAACACCCTAAACACATACAGCCCTGCGCCAGACACTTGTTCCAATCCGCTTGTAGAGACTGGCTGCCACACAATGCCGTCATGGCTGATCTGTGCAGAGAGTCGTGTGGTTTCTGGCATTGCTGCACTCGTGGTGAGCTTGAGCACTTGGCTGATACCCTTAATCGTTACAGGCAGGCTCTCTTGCTGCATGGCAAGCTCGGGCGTCTTGACTGCGATAACATCGCGCAGAGTCACGTTGGGAAACTCAGGTGTGGCTTGTGAGGCTTTAGCGAGGATGGCTGCTTTCAGGTTCGCACCAGTCACATACGGGCCAGCAGCCAAGATAGCCGACACTGTTTCGTTTGCCAGAAACATATCAATCAAAGCTATGTTCTCCGGGTCAGAGAAGTCAATCTCCCCCTCGGGCAACACTCTGTCAGTTAGTCCCTGGCAAATACCATGAAACAACACATCAGGATCGGTGTCGGTCTTAGCTACACGTTTGATAAGCGGCAGAAGTCCTGCGCCTATCAATACGCCTTCCAGTCTTGCACCCTTCATACTAGCCAGTGTGGAGACCGTTCTGGCCCTTACCGTAGCCAATACTTCTTGATAACTACCTGTTGCTTCTGTGATTGCTGTGGTCAAACTCATTACTTATGCCTCGCTAAAATAGATGATATGGCGTAACAGTCATCAATGTTGGCGATGCTGTTTTTGCAGTGATTGGCTTCTTTGAAGGTCAGTATAAAGAACTTGTCTACCAGCCTGGCTAAAACCGTGTGAACCGGCTTGTTGGCTATCTGTCCCTTGCCCAGTCTGCTGGAAATAGTGTCGCGCCTGTCACCGCCCAACACGACGTTAGCCAGCACGTCGGCGGCGTAAATCAGGTTGTAGGTGTAGGTGACAAGGGCTTTGGCTAGCATCAGCACCCCGCAAGACTGTGGTACAGAAACGCCCCGTAAACGATAAGCGCAAGAGTAGCAACCGCTATTGCAGCAGTGGTCCTCGCCTTTTCGCACCGTGGGCATTCCCTCACTTGGTCCGGGCGTCCTTCTTCGGTTGGTTAAGTGCAATCTTGTCTAGCACAGACACGATCTTAACCAGGTATTTCTGAATTCCGTCAACGAACAAGTCGTCCTTCTGGCTTGGCGTCACGTCCGTAATGAGCTTTATTCCCTGCACCACCAAAGACGCCGCACCGATTATGACTGTCCCGTACATCAGGACCGCTTCAACCGTACCCAACAAATCGAAACCTTCCATAAACACCTCGCAAAGATCACAAATCTTGAATGTTCAGGTAGAAACTCCGGTCCAGACTAGGCTGCACGTTGGTCCCGTACCTGTTCGTTATCTCATACACGACTCCTTTCGTGCTGCCAGACAGCCGGACTCTCGTCTTGTTCGAGGCCATGATGCTGTCCTCAAACGTCATGCCGTCTACCGTGTCACCTGGCTCTACCAACGTGTCATTTATCAACCAGGACGAGTGCAGAATGTACTCCCCGTCCAGCAGCGAATAGTCAAACCCGAACCACTCGTCCGAGTTCGGGTCTTTCGGGGGCAGTGTTGGTATCACTACCCCGTCGTGGTAGTACACTACATTAGCTGGATAGTACCCTGTCGCCATGCTTAGGCTCCGGTATCGCCGCCTACGTTAATCGTTGCGCCGTCGTTGTTGTACGCTGCTGCGCCTGCGGTTACTGTGCGTCTCAGCCAAAGCGCCTTGTACGCGCCTGCCGCCATGTCGCCAATAACCAGACCGGCTGCTTTGGTGGACGGTGCGCTGAACGTCGGGCCTGAAGGTGCGGTACCTTCACCACCGACAGCGGTTTCCGTAGAGTTTACTGCTGCGAAGCCCAGGCCGATGTCCAGGGTAGTTGACGCGCTGGGTGTGTTGCTGGAAACCCACGCAGCAGCAGCCAGCAGCGTGTCTGCAACACTGGTGTTCTTGACATAGATACAACGGTATTCGGTATCACCCGCAGCGGCTTCTGCGCTGGATATGTTGTCCCACAAGGTTGCTGGGTTTACTTCCACGCTGGAGATAATGCCGCCCAGTGACAGTGCGGGGTTCGAGTTCGCCGCGCCACCGGACAGGTAGAATTTAATATCAGTGTTCAAAACGGCCATAATGCCCTCTCTTTAATTTACTTGAGTACCCTAACCGAACGGTTAAGCGGTCTTACTTGCACAATCCGGTTGACGGGTGTGTAGTTCAATATGTCCTGTGTCGGGTCGTAGTTGGACTCCACTACCCAAGTAAGAGACAATCCGGTTGCCGTAACGACGATTGAGTCCCACGTTACGCTTACAGTGTTCGCGGCCTCTGTTAGCACGCCCCACTGCGAAATTAATGTCTTGACTACCTCGTTCCGGATCTGCCACTTCACGTCTGCCGACGCTACCGCAATTCCGACTACTTCCCACTGCGAGGCAAACCCGTTGGCTACTTCGTTCAGGATCTCCCAGGCGTAACCTTGTGACGCCTGGACCCCGAGTTCGGTACCCCAACTTACCGTGAGTGTCTTTCCGACTTCCTGGCGCACGTACCAGCTCGGGCTGAGTCCGGCTTGTCGGCTGCTGAGCACTTGCCAGCTCGGGCCGAACGCAGCGTTGGCCTCGTTGAACATCTGCCAGTTGGCAGTGAACGCCGCGATTGCCTCGTTCCGGATGTCCCACTCAGGGGATAAGTTGGCTATGGCGGCGTTGGTCATCGACCATGTGAAAGAACGAGTAGTGCTGGCTTCAGAGACTCCCGACCAGCTTAACTGAATAGAGTTTACACAACTATTGGTTGTATTCCAAGGCGTTTCTATGCCGGTAGATGCTGCACTGAGGACGCCCCAGGTTTGCGCCAGGGTACTCGATACCGTATTTCGGACTTGCCACAGCGGGGTCGTGCTTTGTTCAACGCCGTTGATCACCGTCCAGATGGTAGAGAGACTGTTAGATGCTACATTACCTATGCCCCAGGTGGCGTTGACCTGGCGCTCTACCGTGTTGAAGGTTGACCACACCGGGGCCACGCTGGCGTCTGCCGACACTCGCACTGCCCAGGTGAGCGCCTTGTTGGCTTCAACAGCTTGCGTGACTTTCCAGGACGGGGCCAGGGCGTTCGCTACTGCGGCTTGCGAGGACCAAGTGAGGGCTGTGCTTTGTTCAGCCGCCTTGCGCACGGACCAAACGAGGGCCTTGTTCTGTTCTGCCGACGTGCGGACGGCCCAGGTGAGGGCTTTGCTGCTTTCCGCAGGTTGACGCACTGCCCAGGTGAGTGCTTTGTTGCTTTCCGCAGGCTGGCGTACTGCCCAGGTTAGGGCTTTGCTTTGCTCAACTGCGGCCTTGATTCCCCAGGTTAGGGCCTTACTACTTTCAGCCGCCGTGCGGACTTGCCACAGAAGCGCCTTGTTGCCTTCTGCCGACGTGCGGACTTGCCAAGTGAAAGCCCGGTTCTGCTCAGCCGACGTGATCACCATCCAGGTGAACGACTGGCTGTTGTCCACTTGCACAATCGTTAGGTCGTAGTTGTCACTCTCGATCACCGGGTCGCCGTTGATGTTGTCATCTTTGGCTAGATGATCGACCACCGCCTCTTCGACGTAATCGTCTGTCTCGATGACGGGACTCCCGTTAAGGTCGTCATCTTTGGCTAGATGATCGACCACCGCCTCTTCGACGTAATCGTCTGTCTCGATGACGGGACTCCCGTTAAGGTCGTCCCCTTTGATCACCTGATCAGTCACAGGGATTACTCCGCAGCGTCAACGATGTTGATGGTGTTCACTGCTTTTATGGTGCCGTCCGTAGACCGTGCGCTGTACCAGTATTGGCCCAGCGGTAAGGCGTTGATCGAGCCGGAGCAAGTTCCGCACTGGGTATCCGCTTCAGTGAAGTTCGGTATGCCAGCGGTAATAGTCGGGTTGTCGATAAGAACTAGGTCGGTCTTGGGTCCAGGCAAACGGGGGTCGGTCGGGTGCAAGGTGAAGTAGTCCAACGACCCGCCGAATACCGCGCCGTTGCGGGTACGAAGGCGCGTTGCGCTGTTTAGGAACTTGATCCGTTTGACGTAGGTTACACCATCGTCAAACGTAGCCGTTGCCACTGTTGATTTATTAGTCGCGGCATCCCGATGAACTGCGTATGCCCACAAATCCTGGTACGCCAACCCTGAAAACTCAGCAGAGAAAGCCAATTCACTAACCTCACCTGTTGCGAATCTAAGCGCACCTGTTCCTGCTATTACAGCGTCATTATTAGCGGGGGCAACATTAGTATCTTTGAGCATGATGAAGTAGTCGCCACCTAACTCAGTAGTGCCACAAGTAACAGTTGCACGGTATGGTGTAGGTGATACACCCGGCTGCGGATCAAGTGCATTGATTATAGTGCAAGGGCCTACTGTTGGGGGTGTAGTGTCTACGTTACCAAGGCTAAGAGCTACTGGATAATCTAAAACTGTCGTTGTCCAGTTCTTGCGGCCTACTACATCCAACAGAATCATTTCTGAGTTTACTGGTACGCTGTTACTCCACCCTGCTCTGATCTTGTAAGTTTGCGTTGCTTGGTTAACCGTCCACCAGATTGAAGCACGGTATACTCCATTACCTGCTGTGCGATTAGCTATCTGTACATTAGTACCAAACCCTGCATTTATAGCAGTTCCTAATGTCAAATTACCCGCTGTTCCAACCAACCTAATCCGGTTATCAACAACCGCATCTCCAATGTGGAAATACAAATCATTCTTATATAAATCATCTACATAATAGGTGAAATCAAACCGGCAGCGATTACCGCTAACGCAGATAAAATCAGATATTCCTCTATAGGCATCAGCATTAGTGTTAACTGCTGATTTAACAATCTTTAGCCCTGAAGTGTAACCATGATGTGCTAACCCTGTTACTACTGTATTTGTGGTATATGAATTATTCCACCCGCTAGTAAAGTTTGGGACTTTATCAAACGTTAAGTCATAACATTTAAGAGTTGCGGTTGAGCTTGGGTATTGATTGATATTACCTGCGCTAAAAACACCTGTCCCTAATTCGCGATTCCAATTCACTACACGAGGATCAGCTCCATTATTGTTAATAATACAATCAAATACATCTGTGACGTTCGTTGCAGTTATTGGCACAGGGAACAAGTTTTGAGTCAATGCTGCACCTTCATTTACAGAAGTAATTGCAGGAGGATCTCCTCCACAATCAACAGTACATGGAGAAACAAAGGCATCTGCCATTTCAGTAAACATTTCATCTACGGTTTCAGTAGTGCGCTTACCTAACTTGATGGCGTCCATATACATGACGCGCCTAAAACCGCCAGTAGCTTTTACTACATCGTACAACCCGCCTTTGAAAAAGCGTTCGTCCATGTGCTGAATAGCAACACGTCCAGCATTTTTACCTGCTATCGGCGCTCCTTGAATATTCACAACAGGTACGCACGCGGGTGTCCATGTAGGGCAGTTGAACCAAATAGTCACAACGCCATAACTAGTAGGATTCTCTGCTGCTGTCTGCCAATGTCGTCTTTCGCGGATCAGTACATCGTTCCAGGCGTCTATTTTTACTGGGAAGAAGTAATCCCCCCGTTCTTCCACTTCACCCGAATCGGGCGTCGTTTTGCGCCACACAATGGAAGGTTCCAATGTTGCATTGGGCCTTAGAATGAACGCCAGTTCGTGGGTAGCGTCTGCGGCACCTGAGCTGATTAGCCTAGCCATAGACTGGTGAATCATTATGTTACTACTTGAATTTCTCCAAGTAGTGTAGTCACCTTCGTCTGAAGGGATGAAGTAAGAGGCTCTAAACCATCTCTCTTCTCCGTGGTTCCACCCATCTAATTGTGAAACGCCATAACCATATCTAATCTCGTTACGATGTTTACCTAACCCGCCGTTAGTAGTGCCTTCAGTTTTCCAGTTGCTTGCACAATTGGCAGAAGGTAATCCATTACTGAACCGTGAATCTGTCTCTAACCGGACTGATCTATTACCCTTTCTCTTATATTTAGTAGACGTTGATACGCTGTCGAAAGGACCACCATTCGCTAACTTATAGCAGTTTCCCGCATAGCTTATGCCAGCCGCAGTTGACTCCGCGCCCTGTGTAGGGGCTACAGCCATTTCCCAGTCCTGTTCCCACACCGTAGCAGCCCACCCCGGAAAACTAAGGACGGCAAGAAGTAAAAACGTGAATAGCCTGATCATTGTGTCACCTGCAATACGAGTTCGATTGTGATTTGTGGGGGGTTCGGGAGGGCGAGAACGTCGGCGCATTTCTCAGTGGACCAGTCGCTTTTTTGTGTGGCTGTGACCGTTCGCACCTGATAGCAGTAAGTGCCGGGTGCCCCTGTCGGTACTTCGTATTTAAGCGCCGGGGCTGCGGCGGTGGCGATGAACTTGTTCGCCATTGCAACCGGCTTGCTGCCATATCGAACATCGACTCCGGTAATCTCCGCAGGCTTCAGCACAGAACCATCCGTCCGAGTCGTCGCCATCGTCCAGCTCAGTTTGTGCGTCTGTCCGACTTCCGCTGCGTTGACAACTGCTATGGTGCAAAGCACAAGCATGAACAGCAAGTACGTAAACAGGACTATTTTTATCGCTACTTTGCCCACCGGGGCCTCCCCTACTTGATTAGAAATAAAGCCATTGCGCTCGTTATCACGCCCGTTACGATTACCGTCCCGGCCTTGTCTGCAAACCAGGTCATAGGCTTGCTGCGTTCCTCGCACCGGGTCTGATACTTCTCTACCAGCGTGACCCTCGCTGCGATCGCCATCATTTCAACCCGGATGTCTCTGTTCGCTATTTCCGACTGCTTATGTAGGATTTCGGACTGCGCAACATTGAGCGCAAACTTGTTGACCGAATCGGCCATCTTTTCGATTGAGTTGTCCATTCTCTCCAGCGAGGTGTCTATCCTGCTTAGATGCTCTCGCATGTGCATGTGTTCTGATTCGTCGCTCACTTTACTGCCTTTGTTTGCGGGTACAGCCACACTACTTCCTTCGCTGAATACGGCGCGTCGTCTGCATGAATGAACCCGTTGGCGATACCGATTCGGTTGAATCCGGCGTCCATTAGGGCTTTAAGAATGATGAATCTGGTGCGGGAGTCTGAGGCTGCGATGTCTAAAGCATGTCCCGTAAGGTGGGCTGATAGCTTCTCGCCGCCGACGTTGGAGTTATGCGTTAAACAACGGATAGCCGACCGGATGATGAACTGAACGTGGTTCTCGATTACGAGGGGGTTTTCTCGGGCTTGGGATAGTTTCTTGAGTGTCGAAGGCTGCATGGCGTTAAAGCCCAGATTGCACTTTCCGCAACGGCATCGGAACTCTTCTGGCTTGAAATGCTGCACAGACAACCCCTCTGATATAAGACCCCCTCGGGTCATAATAGCATACTTGGTTGTTTTTACAATATTTGGTTGATTCGCAGTTGCGGGGCGAACCCCTCAGAAGAGGTCCGCGATGTCGATCAGTGATTTAACTGATTGCATCAGCGCCTCCTGAACACTTCCTTTTGCCTTCAGGATTTCCAAGACCTTTTCTTCGTGTGTACCAGGAACAATTAAGTTGATGATGTTGACCGGAAGTTGCTGATCTCCACGATGCAATCGCTTGTTGAATTGTAAACACAACTCTAGGTCGTATGTCAACGAAAACCAAACGGCGTTCCGTCCTCCGTGTTGGAGGTTCAACCCATGTCCGGCACTCCGGGGATGAGCAAGCAGTACCCGTATCTCCTTGTTATTCCATCGTTTTATCGTATTCGGATCGGTATCCAACACTTCCGCATAGGGGATCTTTTTCAAAATGCGAGGCAACTCATGTTTGTACGTATATGCAACCAAAAAGTTTTCATCGGGGTTACTTTCGATCAATTCGTATAGGGCTTCCACCTTATAGTTGTGAATGTAGTGGGCCTCTTTATCCTCGTCGTAGACGGCCCCTGAACACCACTGAAGCAGTTTGTTTACCAGGACCGCAGCATTGACAGCGGTTATCTCCTTGCCTGTCTCTGCGACCTCCAAAACGAGATTGCGCACGAACTTCCGGTACTGCTTCATCATCGGTTCTGGCAGGACGACCTTGTTTATGATCTCGTTCCGGGGAGGCAGGTTCGCGTAGTCCTCTTCAGTGAGTGAGATAACCAGATCGGCTATCAGGTCGGGAATCTCTTTCGACGCCCCTTCTTGGGGTTTGTAGTCGTTAAAAGTCCGGCCTTGGGTAAACCAGTGGCTGAGAAACCCGGACTTGGTTATTCCCAAGCGTTGCCCCTGATCCATTAAATACACCTGTGCCCACACGTCTGACAGTGATCTGGGTGACGGGGTACCGGTCATCTGGATCATGCTCGTTACCACTCCCCGGCAATACGCAGCGGCCTTCCAGCGGTTCGTTCCTGTTTCGCGTAACGGGGAGTCGTCAAAAATAACGGTGTCCCAGGGGAACCGCTTTTTGAAAACCGCTTTTACTTGTTCGAAATA